TTTTCTTCTGTCCCTTCCCCGGGCCCCTCCGATCCTCTGTTTTTTTTTTTTTTTTTTTGCCTTCAAAAGCCATCTCAACCAGTAACTCTGGGAGAACCAGTGTATCGCGCTATGTCCGAGTCGAAGTGCCATCACCAGTCAATTGCCAATTCTGCAGGAGCATCAACAACATCAATATCACGTCCCAAAATCACGCGCCGGCTAATTTCAAGGGCCGGGACGAGACCGAAAGTGTCACCGTAAGCATCCATTAAGAACTCGCGCGTCACGTCTTCGCTAACCAGGACCTTTTCATCCATGATCGACGATTCGAGATCGGCGAGGTCCACACCGGACACTCTTGTGAACCATGACACTTCCGCAATATCAATGTTGGCTTTATCCTCCTCCAACCTGTAACGATTCAAAAACAGATCCCTGAACAATGGAAAATGTCGAAATTCATATGCATAAGACAACGCCTTTCCAGCCATGTAAGCCGAATCGGATATTGCCTCATTAGGACTGGTCCTCACGTTGAATCGGGCCAGCGCCTTGCCTAACTTCGGCATCATACAGGGGACCTCATTCTCAATCAACAACCTACGTGACAAGAAGGTAGCTTCACCCTGAAGCCGGGGAGTACTCCCGGTTAACTTCATTTTAGGATGTTTAGCTATCCAGTCCTGCCAGTGCGCCACTATAACGGCGCGCTTAAGCATTCCCAGATAGTCGTCACCCAAAACTACGGCATAACCGATGTTGTGAGTGATGCGACAGTAAACAGCCTGGTTGGTTGCATTCCATACAGTGTTACGCGGGGTTGTAATCGTTGTCCCGGTTGGCAATTGGTGTATCAATTGAGCCCGGTGTCCAAATTCCACATTCCTTACGTTAAAACCGCGCATGCCCTTTAGCAAATCGCGGAACCAGGAAGGTGCACCAACGACTTTACAAAAACAATCGAAGACAGTGGACGCACCCTTCCGCTGCCTCAAATCGTTTGCTGAAAAGTCTCCCTCTGCAATGTGGTCGTATCCTTGATCGAATGCGTCTCTCACAAATGAAGTGAGCTCTACATCATTGGCCTTATACGCCATCATGAATGTGAGCTCGCCCAGACGACCGCGTTTGAAAATCTCTACAAGCCTTTCGCAAAGTACCATTGCTACCGGGCCAGTCAAAGCGTTAAAGTGGTCATTCCCGGCATATATAAGCCGGGGTGCCCACTTGTTGTCGTAACGCTTAAGTAGAGCTTCAACCTTCACGGACAAGGACTTTTCACCGAGGTATGCAGGGTCGTCCTCACAAGCAAACAACTCTAAATGCGCTTTCCGCATTCTCGCTTGTTTAGGAGGATCCATCTTGCTTAACCATCGTTCGAAAAGTGCGTCGTCTACGTCAAATGAGTCGAAAGCCAAGTCCTTGCCGACCTGTTTCCAGAGGGAAACAGCAAGTTTCATAAAGTCATCGCTACAATCATCGTCTTTATCCGGCTGACTGTTGCTTCTCTT